TTATGATGCTTGGGAGCTTGATATAAATTCAAAGGGTTATAGAAGTTGTCCTATTTGCGGTAGGATTTGGAGAATATAAATGTTTGGAAGTTACGCATCAATCGCTGACGTTAAAGGTGTGCTTGGTATAACTGCCACAACGGATGATACGACAATCCGCAAGATAGCGGAAGCTGCATCACGTTCCATTGACCAGTACACAAATAGAACGTTTGTAACCAGCACAGCTACTAAGTATTTTAATGGTGCTAACACATTATGGATTCCAGACCTCTTATCTGTTACGACTTTAAAGACAGATGAGGATGGGGATGGTACTTATGAGAATACCTATCAGGTAGCAACCGAACCTATAGATTATTATCTCTATGGAGTAGGCTTAGAAGATACACTAAACACCTTCCCTAAAATTAGAATAGAGACTAGCGTTAATGGTGATTATGCAGGCTTTGCTACCGGATGCAGAAAGGGAGTCCAGATTGCTGGAATATGGGGCTATGGAGACGGTATCTCAGCCACACCCTATATAGCAGACACTACAATCACTGAGGACTTGACCGCCGGTGAAAGTGCAATAGATGTTACCTCCGTGACTAATCTATCAGCAGGGCAGTTAATCTTGATAGGCTCTGAGCAATATTATATTTACTCAATATCTAGTTTGACCTTAACAGTAGAGCCTGGGGTAAATGGGACTACACAAGCTACTCATTCTAGCGGAGCTACTATTTACATCTATCAATATCCCTCAGATATAAGGCAAGCGTGTATAGATTTAAGCGTAGCTACTTATCAGAATAGAGCTAAACAGGGATTACAGACTGAAAGGATAGGGGATTACTCTTATACGATAGCAGGGACTTCACTGGGTAAGAGTATGGTGGAATCTATCTTGGGGAATATTCACAGTTACAAGAGGATGAGGTTTTAATGGGAATATCTAGCGGGCTTCTAATAGAATCCTTTTACCCTCAGACCTTAACCGAAACGGATGACGGTCAAGGTGGTGTAACAACCTCATGGGCAGATGGCACAGCCTTCAGGGGTAGGCTTTCAAGTTTACCTGTAGCTGAAAGAATGAGTGCGGATAAGCTAACAACCTACGCTTCGCATAAGCTGTTCTGTGATTATGCTTCTAGCCTAACTGAAGATGATAGGATTAGAAACTCAGACTCAACCAGATACTTTACGATTAAAGGTATTATGAATCCCAGTAATTCTAACCACCATCTTGAATTGACTTTATTGGAGTTAGACTAATTGATAAGTGCTGTTAATACGGGATTCTATAATCTACTCAAATTGTGGCCGGAGACATGGACAGCTAATACTGCCTATGCCGTTGGAGACGTAGTAAAGAAAACAACCTATAACTCACACTCTTATTTATGCACAGTAGCAGGAACTTCTCATGCTACTACTGAACCTACTTGGCCTACAACTAACGGGACTACTAAGGTTGATAATACAGTTACATGGACAACTTACGATTCAAAGACGTATCAGGTAAAGGCGAAACAGGGTGATACAGTTCCGTATTGCACTTTCGGTTTGCTTACGGAATCTCCTATCGGGACTTTCGCAGATTTTGAGGCTATCGAGAATTTAACATTTTGGGTTAACGTGTTCTCAGATAAATCAACCGCTGACCTTGCAGAAATAGCCGATGAAGTTATGGATAGTTTAGATGATAAGACCTTGAATGCTGATGGTTATACTTCCATGAAATGCGTTAGGGAATTTATCAGTTCCCCAACATGGGATAGTGAAACAAATATCTTCATGGTGAGCTTACGCTATAGATTGTGGCTTTCTAAGAGCTAGAATAGGAATGATTAAGCCTTTGAATTTCTAATTTTATTTGTTCTCGTTCCTGTAATTGTTCATCATTCAAATAATATAGTTTATCTATTCTACCAGTATTTTCTAGTGTCATATTTCTATAACTTAATAGTGTTTGAAGTTTGATTGCCAATTCAGCTTGTGGTTTTTTAATCTTTAAATAAGGTAATAATACTTTCAAAAATTCCATTGCCCTAACACAATCTACTATCCATTTAAAATTTATTCTATCCTTTGCATCACGATAGATATTACCTAGCCCAGTTGCATTTTTAATATAAGTCAATGTCGGGATATGTTGATTAGATATGCTTACATGGAGTGAATGTTCATTACGTAGTTTATCGTTTTTTCTACCAGGTCTTTTGCGTATGCCACTAACAACAGAAACACAACCTTCACCATCAAATAAACCTGCAATGTATGCAATATCTGTAAGTGGCAAATTGTGTAATTTAGAATAAAATAGTTTTGATTGTCTTTCCTTTTCTAACAATATGGGTGTCCTTTTCTTTAAACGATATTGGCGATGATATTCTTTAACTTGCTTATCATCATTCCAATCAAGATTAAATTTATTGTTTTTCTTATTTGGCATAATCTAAATTCTCCTACTAATAGTATAACACTTTAATAGAATATTGTCAAGTTTGTGATTTGGTTAGATAAAAATAAACTGGTAGTATAGACACAAGACATAGAATCACTCACGCCAACATTTTCAACCGCCTCTACGTTGATTCTAGGGGCGTTTCACATAGATTAAACAACTAACAGGAGGTAACAAAATGGCTCATTTAGCAGGGAAAGCAGGGTATGTTAGTACGGGGAGTGCGGTATCAGGTATTAAGTCGTGGTCGGTGGATTATGTCAGCGATGCACTAGAGACTACAGACTTTGCTGACGCAGGGGTAAAATCCTATATCGTGGGCGGGTCAGGTTGGTCGGGAACTTTTGAGGGATACAAGGAAGGGGCAGAGCAAATTCTAACAGCAGATGCCGCCTCCCCTGTAACCTTAAAACTTTACGAAGATGCTACCTATTATTGGACTGGAAGCGCAATAATCACAGGTGTTCATTCTTCGGCATCCCATGATGGCGTAGTATCTGTGTCTTACGACTTCGTAGGGATTGCTGGCTTAACTGTACCCGCAGGATAAATTGAACAATAATGGAGGTGCTTTATGGCACATTTAGCAGGTAAAAGTGGGAGCGTTTATGTCGGTTCCACTGTAATTGATGTCTGTGACGTGGCATGGACTAACGGAACTCATGGTACGGCATCACTGGAAACCACGATAAAGAAAGAGGGCATAGGGTCAGCTAAGATAGTAGGCTCTAGCGTAGTAAATGGTGATTATATTGCCTATCATGCTATCGTAGCAGGGGCAACTAACTACGCTGGTTTCACTCATGCGTTATGTTGGGCGTATAGTTCAGCGACTGTAGCAGCCAAAGACCTTGTATTGGTAATAGATGCAGGGGCAGGCGCACCAGGAACTCCTGAAACGGAGATGGACTTCCCTGCTATAACATTAGCCACATGGACATACTGCCACCTAACTAACGTTACTGGTAAAGAAATCGAAGATTCAACAGCAGGCGTAACAGTCGGGTTGGAGTATAGTGCCAACGTTGCTGATACCACAATCTACCTTGATAACATAAGGGCAGCCAAGACTGTATCAGGTATCAATACGTGGTCTTTAGATTATACCTCAGATTCCCTAGAGACTACCGACTTTAACCAAGCAGGGGTAAAATCCTATATTGTTGGAGGCAGCGGGTGGTCAGGTTCATTTGCTGGCTACAAAGAGGGAGTGCCACTTTCAATCGGCGGAATCTATGGTGTCGAATTGGCGGAGAGTGCTACCGCAACCCAGATGTGGTTAGGTGATATTATCATAACTGGTGTCCATGCCACAGTTGGGCATGATGGCGTGGCTTCTTATAGCTACGACTTTCAGGGTACGGCTAACTTAACAGTAGCTTCTACTTAGGTTAAAGATGCTTAATCTTGAAGGGCAAATAGGAGTTCTTTACCAAGAAGGGAAACAGGTTGCTGGCATTTACGACTGGGAATCCCATGTTATCCTAGACCATACCACAGTAGACGGCATGAAGGTGTACAAACCCCATAAACATATAACTGCCAGGAGCTACTGGCTAGTTGAACCCGTGGCTGAGAATGTCTTTTATGCTGAGTTCTACCAAACCATGTTAGACAATTTAATACTAATAGACGCAGGCAACGTGGCAATAGACTTCCCAGATTGTGCGACTTTGGATAGACGGTTGTATGCCCCAATAAATGTTACATGGATAAGCGATAATGACCACTGAGGCTATTTGTTACCTACTCAGAAAGACCTCTTTAACGAGAAGCGAGATTGGAAAGTTAAAACCAGACCAGCTTCAGGCGATAGTTAAAGAGGTTTACTATCAAGAGAGTGTAGACGAATATAGAAAGATGCACTCTGTAGCCTCAATACTAGCAGCTATCTACAACACCATCCCCCAGAAGCCAGGGCATAAAGCACTAACAGCTAAAGACTTTTTAACTGGTGATATGCCATCAAGGGAAGGCAAGAGGCCGGATACCAATGTAGAAATACTAGCTAAACAGAAAGGGATTATTTTACCAAGTAAATAGATTCTGCAATGCGTTGCAAAATGTTATAAGGGAATACACTGAATATCTTGTCCTGTACGTTCAAACATCTTATCTAAAGAACGAGCGTGAATACCACAAACGTATTCAACCCCCATTTTGGGATTAGAGACTTTGAATTTAGCAGTCTTGCCACATTTACCATAAGTTGCCCAATTAGATTTTGGAGTAAAATCAATCGTCATTTGGCAAGTTTGTTGATTCACTTATTACTCCTGTGCCTTGACAAGTTTTACAAGTTACTTTATCAGGAAATTGTAAATCCCGCCCCAGATAATTTGACAAGAAAGCTACTACAAATTTGTCTATATATCGTTCTCCTGTCCCGTTACATTCCTTACAAGTATCCATTATTTATACTCGTTGCATTTTTTTCTTAGGTCGTAGTAGCAGCAATGCCATACCGCTTCTTTAGTTGTTTTGTGTATGCAGGTTTTGCAATTATCGGGTTTCTTCTCTGTATTTCGTTTATTAGTATTCATTTGATTTATCCTTTATCTAACCTTACATCTATAGTATAAACTATAATTTATGATTTGTCAATAGCTTTTCAGGGAATTTTAATAAATATTTTTAGGAGTAAACAATGGAGAATGAAGTCAATATCTTAGCTGAAGAAAAACCCAAGTCAATCAAACTAGCAGACGGTAAAGAATACAAACTCCCGCCGATAGACATGACCACTCTAGCGAACATAGAAAAGACTATGGGGTTTGGGCTTGGGAGACTTCAGACTAAACTAGAAAATGAAACTATGACCACTATGAGAAGTCTAATCTATGCCCTCTTAAAAGAAGAACAGCCCGACCTTAATATAGATAAAGTAGGTCATTTAATCACTCTTAAAGAGATGAGTTCAATATCTTCTACAATTAGTGAAATTATGGCTTTGACCTAATTCTCAAAACCAATCCTGCAACAAGTCCAACCAGAGATGCCACAGATAACCAAATGAAAAACTGAGTAACATTAGGTTGGTGTAGAATAGACCATAGTTCTTTATTCTGTAAGATGATACTCGTAAAATGGTCAAGGTCAGGAGAAATACTACCAATGCTGGCACTAACCCAGATAAGAAATGCAACCCTTCTGAGTAGAGACCTTCTGCCCATATATTCATTACTGCCCATTGCGACTCTGTGTTAATCCCTATCAACAACTTTCACAAGCCCATTAAAATCTTTTATCATAGGTTCAAAGTAATAATAAGTCCCTTGTATTAAAACGAGCCCGCCCACATGGCCTGGTTGTTCTGGTTTATACTTATTAGTTACTTTCTTATTGTAATACATACCATTCCAGGTAAGAGCATCAGAAATATGATAGGATTGTTTTAATGCCTCTCGATTAACCCATTCAGCGTAATCATCACAATCTACTGTATAAGCACCGCTGGTCATTAAAAGAGTAAAACCCTGTGAATAATACCAGTTTTCAAATTGTTCTACACTCTCCCATTCTTGTGGTAAGCGATTACGGTAAACGACTTTCTCAACTTCTACGGGTTTTTCTATCTCTTTTAGAATAGTATTATTAACTGTAATCACTTCAGGTTCATGCCATCGGTCAACATATTCAATAATAGGATAAAGTTCTAATACTTTTACTTCATAAGGCATATTGACCGTAATAATCTGAGTGGGTTTAATTAGCCACCCCAAAGTAAAAGTAAGCCCTGCAAGAATTACTATAAGCATAAATAGCAATATTTTATCTTTCATATTACACCTCCATTAAAAGTATAAATTATAAATCTTAATTTGTCAAGGGGGTCTGCTATGCCTGAAAAAACTGACCATGATATTTTACTAGAGATACACACCACCTTAGTCGGGGTAAATGGGCAAGGTGGTTTATGTAGACAGGTAGAGCGCAACACGAAGTCTATTAATAAACTATGGATTATAGTTGCTGTTATAGCTGCATCAATAGGTGGCGGGGGATATGGAATTATACAAGCTCTATTGCAAAGAGGTTAAATCGTGGCTGAAACCTTAACCGAACTCGTAGCAAAAATTAAAACTGATTCAACTGAATTAGAAAAGGGACTTTCGTCTGCTGAGAAGCAAACTGAAGCCTCTTCTAAAAAGATGGCTGCTTCTTTGAAAACAGTGGGTATAGCTATGGCTGCCTCCGGTGCTGCTATAACTGCCGCTCTTGGTTTAATGGGTAAGGCTGCTATTGATGAAGATATAAATATTAAACGACTTGCCACTACGATTAATAATTCAGGCACAGCTTACGATAAAGTAAAGGATTCTCTTGAAGCGGTTATAGCTACTACTCAAAGAAAAACTGGGGTAGCGGATAATGAGCAAAGGGACATTCTAAATAGATTAATTCTAGTCACGAATGATTATGGCAAGGCTATGGAACTATTACCCACAGTCTTAGACCTTGCTGCTGCTGGCGAAATGGATGCTACTACAGCGGCAACTTATCTCGGTAAGGCATATCTTGAATTAGAAGATGGTGCAGAAGAAGTATCTGTTAGGTTTGGGCAAGCTTCCCTTCAGTTCAAAGATATGGCAGATATTACAGATAGGGTAAGAGGCTCTGCCGAAGACCTGAAGAATCCGTTTACTGCAATAAAAAATTCAATGGATGACGTTGCTGAAGCGATAGGCAAAAACTTAATTCCTCTAATTAAGGAAGCCACTAGATGGATAGAAGATATTTCTATAATTATACAAAAATGGGCAACCGATAATCCTGAATTATCACGAACGCTAACCTTAATTGCATTGGCATTAGGGAGTGTTTTGACAGTAGTTGGGGTTTTAGGTCTAGCTATTCCTCCATTAGTTACTGGTGTTAAGGCACTTATTACAGTATTCGGTGCTTTGAAATTAGTTACTATTGAATATACTCTTATTGCATTAGCAGCAGTGGTTGCTATCTATGGGATTATCAATTTAGTTCGCAGTCTAAAAGGGGAAGCCTATGTAGGCACAAGTATAGGTGATACTGTATTTGGGCAAATCAAACAAGATATAGCCTCTTTAATGAGTGGAATACAAGGGTTATTGCCTACTCTTGACGGGCTAAATGATGAAATTGATACTACCACAAAAGCAGGTGATAATCTTTCTGATACACTTGACCCTAAACTTTCAAAAGCTCTAAACGAAGTAAACAAAAAGGCAGATGATTTAACTTCTCGCTTTGCTGATTTAATGCGTAAATTAGAAGATGCTGAATCAGACTCTGGTAAACTTGGTTTAACTATGGATGATGTTTATACTTCCATGTATAAACTCGGTTACAAAACAGAAGAAATCAATGATGTGTTCAAACGATATGGGGATGTTACTGAAATAGATGAAGCATTACTTGATGAACTTGGTTTAACTGCTAATGATGTAGCTCGAATCACGGGCAAATTAAAAGATGAAATTGATAAAGGAACTGAATCTTTTAAGCAGTATGGTGAAGAAGCTAAAAAGGCTAATGATTCAGTATCACAAGCCCTAATGACATTGGCACAAGCTAAGGCAGGAAGAACATCAGGAGTATTAACTGAAGCCCAATTTGACGCTATTTATAACGCTAGGCAGTCTGCTGTGGCTGAAGTAATGGCAAAAGAAGGAATCTCAAAAGAAGCTGCATTAGCACTTGTTGAACCAGAAACCTATGGTTCTATCGCTAGATATGTTGAAGCTGTTGCTAAAGAAGTACCACAATACTTAAGTGATGAATTACATACAGCTTTTGGTGTAGGGGAACAAGGGGTTGTAAAAACAGTTGAATCACCTTATGCTGGCGAATATGCTACTGGTGGTGTAGTCCC